TTTTCCAAAATAATCCGGACCATTGGCGAGGTGATGTTCCTGCTCATCAGATACCGCACGCAACGGGATGTCTTGCGAATGCAAGCGGCGATCTGCTCGGGATACATCCCGGCTTCACTCAATAATATAACGATGATGTGTCGGGCATCGGTAGTCTCAGTATCGCGTTGTGGACCAAGGATTCTGTCTCTTGGAACTTCCGTCTCCTGTTCTGTCAGAGACAGCACTTTGAAGAAAAATTCACTCTTGCACATAATTTTCTGATTTTTATTCTTACTTTTGTGCACCCCATTACAACAAATGCACATTATTCGCGTTAAGGACTTTGGCCCTCAGCGTGCGGATAATGTGCATTTATCTTTTTGTTTTGTGATGGGGATCAGAAAACGGAAGCGTTGAGGGCTTTTTTATAATTCCCTCCTTATAATTGGATATTTATCTAGAAATCATTACTTTTGTCATTGAGGTAAAAAGTTTTTCAAGATTGTTTTTAATTGTTTTCAGGTATGAAGAAATCCAGAATGAATACTCCGGGACGGAGCTACGTTCACCGTGTATCGTCTATCGTGCGCATCTATGACGAGCATTCCCGTGACGGCCTGTCGAACCGGGAGATCCTAAGGCGCTATATATGGCCGGAGTTCAGGATCTGCGAGCGCACCTTTTACAACATCATCAACGCCAGTGCCGATGACCGTATCATTTCCAAGCAGAAGGAGATGCAGATGAGTCTTTTCTAGAGTTTCTGCGTAACGCGGAAAGTGTATTCCTCGATATCCTCTATCAGTTCTGAGTGGTTATGATTCGTATCGCTGGCGGTACGCCGGAACATATCGAAGAATACGCTGCCGTCGTTTCCCAGGAAGTTATGCAGATGTCTGCTGATCTTCTCCAGCAGGCTGAAACGCTCCAGTGTCTGGAGCTGATATTTGCTTCCTTTTCTGGAGGAACCTTTCCAGTCGGTGACTATATGCAGCCTGATGGGAACAGTTGCCGTCTGCGTGGCGGCAGAGAGCATTTGCCATTTGTAAGGCATGAACTCAAGGAATACCGCAGGGCGGGCAAAAGGCTCTTCCTCCTCAATAAAATCCACCTGCTCGTTCCACAGGTCGTAGGTTTTGACAAGGGACTCTCCCTTATCGTCCGTCAGTCCTTCCAGGTGTTTCTGGAGCTGTAAAAAGAAAAAACTTCTCATGATATTTATAATTAGTCGTTAAATACTTCCTTGATATTTTCCCTGGCTATTTCCTGCAGCAGTTTCTCCAGATCCGGGTGTGTGCCTATGAACTGCCGGCGGGGAATGACAATTTTGCTGCCGACCTTCTTTAAGGCCATTGCCCGGTAGAATTCCGCATCCGAGGACAGCTGCCGGTTTTTCCTGGTCCTGCGCAGTTCCCCTTTCAGGGTATATCCCATTTTGCCCATAGCTTCCCTGTACTTGATCCAGAAATATCCTTTCATCCTTCGGGTAACGGTAATGGTTCCACCTTCGTTGTGTATCCTGGCATAAGGAACGGATGAAGTAAATGCTACTCCCTTGTTGCCTTCCATGATCTCGGCCCGTATGCTTTTGCGGAGCGTTCCGGACTGCTGCAATATTCCCCGGGTCTCATCCTGAGCGTACCGTCTTCTTTTCCACTTCTCGGTAAAGAAAGCCTCCCGCTGGAAGTTCCGGTCGAACTCCTCCTTAGCTTCCGTCTTGATGTCCTTCAGGGTAAGACGGATGTAACGGTTGATCCGTTGCTGCAGTTCTCTGATCACCTTCTTTGTATCTTTTTCAGCCATTTTCTCCTCCTTTCACTTGTTTACGCACGATCCTGCATGCCCGGCAGAGCTCATTGTCCGATCCTTTTCCGTTACAATCGGTACATCCCTTTCTCGTATAGGGATTGTATGCAGGAAAAGTGGTCATCTGCTTGCCCGGATTGAAACGCATCATCTCCTGATATTTACCGGCGGTCGCCTGCGATCCCAGGTTTATGGCCTGTTGCTCGTCACTTTGCGGGTATTTGCTTTTTTTTACCTGCTGTACCACGCATCTGCAGCCGAAACCGTTGGGCGGGAAATACCAGTCCCAGAACCTGCTGGTAATCGGGAGCGTAATCCCTTCCAGTAGCTGATGACTCTTACGTACCCGCTCGTCACCCGCAGTCCGGTATTGCAGATTGTAACGATCCCCATCCTCCTGGAAATCCTTCTCGAAATCTTTCCATTGCGCCGCCATCAGCGCCGCCGCGCCGGCGAAGTTATACTCCGTCTTCAGGTAGGAACCGTTATACGTATTGTTGATCTTTTGGACGTCATTTAAAAACCGTTCAAACGGCTTTTTATTCCCTTTTTCATCCAGTAGGGAAGGAAACGCCTCATTGAGCTCATGAAAGGTCTTGATCCCGCTGAATACATAGTTAGACTCCTTGAGTCTTTGTATGCTCACCTCATCCAGGGGAACTTCCCGGATCGAATAATCCACCGCTCCGTCCAGCAACGTGGCGGTCTCACGGATAAAGTTCCTCACCTCCTCCTCTTTCAGCATCTCTGGGGAGAACTGCTCCTGCCGGTGCAACCATGCCATCAGCAGGACGAATGCCGCTTCGACGGAAGAGGTGTCGACTTCTACCGTATCATTCTCTTCCTCCTCTTTCTGAGCCAGGGACAGGGAAGCGCTCTCATATACAAGCCTTGCCCTCTCATGCAGCCCCGCATAATCAGCGGGGCCTAGTCGAAAAAAGGCTTTACCAACTGCTGGGTCGTTTCCTTACGTGCCTTGACGGGCATCTGGTACTTCTCAATAATGTATTTCGGGTCCACCTCATAATGATTCATGACCATCGTTTCGTATGCCACCTGCTGTTCTGGAGTATAGGTCACGCTGTCATCCCATTCGAATCTGCATCCCTTCACCGGGAATCCATGATAAATCATACGCGGGATCAGCTGCCAGTTTACCAGATCCCGTATCATATCGGCATCCTTGTTGATCAGGTTATCCAGCATGTTCTCATGCACCTTCGACTGCGAGAGCGAGGCTCCGTTGTCAACAGTCATGGTCTGTGTCAGTATCGCCTTACTCAGTTCCGAGTTACACCGTTCGATCCGTCTGTCATACACATTATAGGCGTCACCGCGTGTGGATTCCTTGATATCTATCGTGGTTCCTTCCGGAAAGAGTCCGTAGGATGCCGCTCCCATGTTACGCAGCAGCTTCTCCAGCTTGTCAAACTCCTTTGGATCGCGGCTGGTGGTTGTTCCGATGCGCAGCGGTATGCCGAAGATCTCGCCGAACATGTCCCAAAAACTGGCCATGTTTTTCTTCGGGATGGTCTGCAGCGCGCATTTGAGATAGAGTCCCAGATCGTGTGTGTCTCCGGCCTCCGTTACGTTCCATGATACAGCTCCCGTCCGGTAGTCGAATCCCGACTGCCATGTATCGTTCTCGCTGCGGATGATTACGCCGAACTCCGGAATGACATGTGTGCGCGGCACCAGTTTGATGTGGCTGAATACCGGCTTGTCATCCACCCGGATCACCGGCCCGAGTTCGATGAGTGAGTTGCCCTGATAGATACTCTCCAGGCTGAGTCTCATCCATACCTTGAACCAGGGAGCCTCGAAAAGTTCCTTAACATTATCCATATCATTCCCATTCCTGTCCGTGATCTTGAATCCCTTGTTCATCACGAATCCCGTCCGCTGTTCGACGCACCCCGTGAGATGTCCGTCCACATCCACATCCGTGTAGATATTATAGAGCTTCGTGCGTCTTGGCTGCTCTACGTTGATGGCCTGCTGCCATGCCCACCGCCATGACTTCAGGTCATTACGTGTGAGGTTTTCCGTCTGCAGCTGCAGTTTGACAGTCATATCCTTTACCCTGCGGCGATCCGCCGGACGTGCCAGGTCTATGTTCCCGAACGGGATGTTTCCTTTCTTTTTATTTCCCATGTCTTACCAGATATAATTGTTTCTGACTCCCTCGCCTGTGCGGATGGGATTGTGGTAATCCTCCTCTCCGTTCGGTCCGGTAACGGTCGGAAGGTCAAGCATCACTGCGGAGGACTGTACCGCCTCGAGCCATTCCACCTGCCGGCTGTATTGCTTCTCGTACTTCTCCCAGCTCATTCGGGAGGGCAGACTGAGCACCATCCTGTAAAGCGCTATATCCGTCAGACATCCGACGAGCGCCATGTTTCTCTCATTATCTTCTCTTGCGAAAGCGGCGTTCACGTCATACCTTGCCCTCAGATATCCGGCCGCAAAGTCCATAGCGAACTTCTCCGCCGCTTCCCGGTTCTCCGGCTTGCTCTGCTGCACAATCTCCAGGGCATTCTCTCCGATATTGATATAATCCTGATCCGTGATATACATAGTGATATAGTTAAATGATTACCATCTTTTCTGGGGTGGCTCCCTAACCCCAAGACGAGGTGGTAGCGTATCCTGCCGTACCTGTTTCTGCAGCTTGTAGATCGCACCCTCATCTGCGTCCGGAGAATCGTCATGTGCCCGGCTTCCCTGTTCGAAGGAGAGTGTCTGGTCAATGGATGTCTTCATATCGGCATCATCCTTGTACTTGATATTGTACCATACGAATCCTCTTTCCCACAGGGGTGATATGGCTTCGATACGTGCGAACTTGTCAGGCTTCTTGCGGGTGTCCGGCATGATGGGCAGCTGGTATCCTCTCAGGTCTCCTTCCCGTTGGAACTCGTCGAGTATGGTATCCTGCATGAAGTTGGCCTCCATGTAGAAGGATACGGCACAATCCTCCGGAAGTGATTCGTACAGGTCATAGAGCCAGCGCACCATTTCACCTACGCTGCATTGCCGGCAGAAGGCACGTATGCAGTGCAGTTCCCTCGGGGATGCCGTCTTGAGTCCTCTCTGGGGTCGTCCCCACATCTTGCACGCCTTGTAGTCGTTCTTTCCGGTGCTTTTCCAGGAAGGGTCGACATAGACAACGATGCTCTCATAGTATTTCAGTTTGAGCATCCGTCTGTACTTGATCCACCTCTCTTGGAATACGGCTCCTTCGGTGATGGGATTGTTCATGTACTCCTTCTGGAAGGAACGGTATCCCATAAACTCTTCGAGTCCCTTCAGGTATTCCGTAGTATATCTTTCGGGCCATGTGGGATTGCCGTTCTTGTCAAAGGCATTCACCGAGCTGGTATGTACCGTGCGACTGTCGATGATCCTCTGCAGCACGCTGTTCTTGCCGATCAGGTTGCCGACCATGACAAAGCGTCCTCCTTTTCCTCCGAAGCATCCGAAGAGGGCTTCCTTGATCCATTTGGTCATTTCCCGTACACGGGCCTCGCTGCGGCACATCTCATCATCGTCAAGGTCATCCACAACGATATAATCCGGACGCATCTCGCGGAACCGGAGTCCGCGCGGTGACTGTCCTCTTCCTCGCGAGAAGAAGGCACAGCGGTCTTTGGTGACAAACTCGCCTTCCTGCCAGCAGCCGGCATTGTACTGTTCACCGAAATCCTCGATGATGTACTGATTGGACTGCAGTTCCATCTGCAAGTCTCCCAGCAGGGCATCGGCATTGTCTTCACTCTTGCCCACAAGCACCATCACGTGCAGCATGCCGTTGAATTTCAGCCACAGCGGTACACCGATGTCCAGGTGGACGCTCTTGGCATGCCCTCTCGGCCATTTGAATACAGCCCGGCAGTTGGAATTGTTATAAAGATAGCGGGCCGCGTCATTCTGGAACCTGGCGTTAGGACATTCGCAATAATGCTTCAGATAACGCTGACAGAAATAGTTGTAGTCTTTCAGGGCACGGGCAATGTTGCGTTTCTTCTCTTCCGGGGTCTCGATGCGCTTGTCCGATGTCAGCCGTTTGAGTCTCTCGCTCTGCTGTAGCCAGCGCTTATAAGCGTCTTTTCTTTCCTGTTCGGTCATATTACTTCTTTATAAAAAATGGTGAGATAAAGTCATCATGCAGCCTATGGAGTATCATCACTACTTCATCGGGCAGTTCCGGGTATTCTTTTCTGTGTTCCATCAGCCAGTCTTCAAACCGTATGAAGGCTTCCACGTAGTGTATGATATTGGTGCTCTTGTCCATTTTTTCGATAGCGGCGGCCAGCTTTACCAGATCGTCGGCTATCTTCTTTCTTTTCAGGTACTCGTCCGGATTTTCAATGGCGTCATTGACAATGGAGAGGATCTTCTGCGTGATCTCCTCGCGTGTCATGCCATAGCATGCCTTGAGCTCTTTCCATCCCTCCTGGTTGATCCATCGAGAGAGTGTCTGCCGCGCTACTGCGGTAAGTTCGAGGATGCGTTCTACAGGGACGCCCTTCAGGTAGAGTGCCTTCGCCGTTTCTTTGGATTTATGTTCCGTTCTTGCCATACCGGTCGTTTAAAATTTGAGACAAAGATGCGCATCTCCGGGGCGGATAGAAAAAAATGACGTAGCGATTGCATACAATGACGTACGGGCTGCACAGTTGCAGGAAAAGGTTGCATAGTTTTTTTGAAGAGCTTTCTCTCCGGTATAAGTTTGTGACAAAAAACAGATGCAATGGGCGAGAGAATCCGAATATCGAATGAGACATTGAACCAGTATGGTACGTGGGTAAAGACAGATGGTGTCGACCTGTCACAGTACGAGCGCAATCCTATTCTTTTGTGGATGCACCAGAGAGGTGTCATCATCGGAATGATAAAGGACATACGCAGGGAGAACGGTGAGATTACCGGTGAGCCTTATTTCGATGAGGTTCGTGAAGAGTCGAAGCTGGCCAAGCAGCAGTGGGAAAAAGGCACACTGCGGATGGGATCACCCCATTTTGAAATACTGGAAATGTCCGAAGATCCGGCGCTGCTCAAACCCGGGCAGACCTGTCCGACCGTTACCAAGTCCCGTCTGGTGGAATACAGTATGGTGGACATCGGCGGCAATGACGACAATCTTCGCCTGGTCTATGAAGGAAAGGAACTCAAACTCAGCAGGCAGGAGGGTGCGCACAGTCTTCCGCTGCTGAAAAACAATAATCATCCAAAAACATTACCTCAAATGAATGAAGAATTGAAAGCAGTCGCCCTGATGCTGGGCCTCACGGATGCCGCAACGCTGACAGACGTGCAGAAAAAGATCAATGTGGTTCTGGAATATCAGAACGCTAATGCCCGGCTCATCTCCGAGAAGGATAACCTGCAGAAAGAGCTGGACAAGTTGAAGCTCGCGGGTGTCACTACGCTGGTGGATACCGCCATTGCCGAAGGCAAGATCGGTGCCGACAAGAAAGAACATTTCATCACGCTGGGCAAGACGGTAGGAGCCGAATCTCTCAAACTCACCTTTGATGCGATGAACGCGGCCGTGCGTCCCACAGCCATCCTTGCGGGAGGAAAGACGTCTTCCGCCGCTTCCGCAGGCGTCTACGAGAAATGGGAGGATGTACCGGAAGCAGAACTCAAACTGATGCGTTCTGGCGACCCAGAACAGTACAAGCGCCTGTATAAGAAACAGTTTGGAGTGGACTGTCCGCAGCTTGTTTAACCAATAACAATATTAAAAAAAATGAAAAAGAAAAATGTCTTGAAATTTCTGACCGGAACGATGTTTAACGTTGTGATGGGAATTATTCTGGCTTCCATCGTTGGAATCAATCCGGCCTATGGCGCCATATCGGGAGTCGTTATTCCGATGGCCCTTACAAACTTTACACCGGTAGCTGCCGCACTGGAAGGTGTATATACTGAAGTATGGACCGGTGAACTGGTGCGACAGATGGATGCGGGACTGACCGCTTCCTTTCTGGACGGTATCCCTGATTATTCGGCAAAAGTCAACAATGAGATTATCCACCTGGTAGATGTGGGTGGCGATCCTGATGTACTGGTAAATAATACGACTTATCCGATACCGGTTCAGGATCTGGTAGAAGGTGACATCCCTATCGGGCTGGACAAGTTCCAGACCAAGGCTACTCGTGTAACGGATGACCAGCTCTATGCGATCTCTTACGACAAGCTCTCACTGGATATCCAGCGTCATGGAACCGCCATCGACCGTATCCGTTATAAGAAAGCTGCGCATGCGCTGGCTCCATATAGCCATACTGCCAAGACTCCGGTGATCCCTACCAGTGGAGAGGCGGATGCTGCCGGAAGAAAGAAAATGACCCTCAAGGACATTATTGCCCTTAAGCGTGCGCTCGACAATGCGGAGGTACCTGAAGACGGACGTCGCCTGGTGCTCTGCCCGGATCATGTGAACGACCTGCTTGAACAGGACCAGTCGTTCAAGGACAAGTATTACAACTATACCAGCGGCAAGCTGCTTAATATGTTCGGCTTCCAGATCTATACGTTCATCAACTGCCCGTATTTTACCAAAGAGGGAGTCAAGGTACCGTATACTCAGGCACCGGCCGAAACCGACATGAAGGCATCCTTTGTGTTCTATGTACCCCGCATGTTCCGTGCGCAAGGTTCTACGAAGATGTACTACAGCGAAGCTGCGACCAATCCGACCGCTCAGGAGAGCCTGGTAAACTTCCGCCATTACTATATCGTGCTGCCGAAGAAACAGGAAGCGATTGGAGCCATCTACTCGTGGGATGGAACTACAGCACAGAGCAAAGAACAGACAGCACCCGCAGAAAAACGCTGGGCTCAAGTAAGACGTGAAGCAGCTGCCGCTAAAGCAGCCGAGGCAAGGGAAGAAGGTGGGCAATCATCGGAATCCGAGGAAGAAGAAGCCGTGTAATCACCTCTCATTGATTCGTCATGGACTGGAGTACCGTACTTACCCTTTTGCAGGACTGGTTTGCTCCTACAGGGATAGTCGTCATGGCCATCGGATGGTGGCGTGACCGCAGGCTGACGAAGGTCCGTGCGGTCAAGGAAGATGAAGGCGTGTATCACCAGCTGTATGACGACCTGTCCTCGACAACTCTGGAATTAAGTGATCAAATAAGAAAAGTCAATGGAAAGATCATCGTTCTCGAACAGGCGCTACGTAAGTGCCATCAGTGCAGGTATGTTGAGTATTGTCCTGCTGTTATCTTCCTGCGCAGCAAGCAGGGAGAGCCGGACAGCCATCCGCTCGGGGTCTCTTCAGCGGAGCGAAACCGAGGTAATCACCTCCGTGCGGGACCCGATGAGGATGGCGAGCCTGACACTGGAACCCGAGCGCATGAAGATGATCGCAAGCCTCCCTGAAGGTATAGGTGTGCAAAAAAAGGAAAACGGTCTGGATCTCAGGATCGAGTCAGACGGAGAAGGTGGCCTGATGGTCACGGCACAGGCTGAAGGGAAAGAGAAGGTCACCATAGAGAGGAGTCTTACGGAAAATCAGGAAGTCACTGACACGCTGAAGGAAGAAATAACACCTGAACCCTCCTTTTGGGAGCGGGCAAAGATAAAGGTCATAGGAGTATGCCTTGCATGCCTGCTCCTTTTAATAGGAACCAGGTGGCTTAAAAGCAAATTAAAGAACAATTTAAAATCAGATTGATATGGAGAATACTGGAGCTATCTATGGAGTAAGCTCGCTTAAATATAACGGATCGGCACTTGGTCTGATTTCCGAGGACGGCATGCAGCCGGGCGGAGATTCCCCAACCAAGAACCGTATCTGGGCGGCACAGAAACGCAATGCGCCGTTTGCCGTGATCAAGGGTACTCCCGGAACCAAGATGTGGACGTTTACCCTGATTGAGCTGCTGGCCGAAAACATGGTGCAGGTCATGGGCGGAACGGCTGATGGACAGGGCAACTATACCCCTCCGACCGAGGACAAGGATGTTCAGGGTGTGTTTGACATCGGATGTACCACCGGACATACCATCCGCATCTATAACGGGCTGCTTACCTGCAACTTTGCCAACGGCATCAACTTTAGCAATGTACTGGGTATCTCGTGCGAGCTGGAGATGCAGGAGGCGGGTGAAGGCAAGCCTGCCTACAAGATCTTTGCACCCGGTGAAGTACCGCCGTCAAGTGAACTGCCTGATCAGGGATCGTAATGGATAACAAAGCTACACAGCGCCAGGCAGCTGAAATGCTGCTTGACGTTGGCATCCGCATACCGGTGATACCCCGAAGAATCTTTGGCAAACGGAAGGGAAAGTCATCCCTTGTCATGCACCGTCCACCGGCAGGAGCGATCATTAGGATTGCCCTTTGCTACCTGAAACTGGGCGTTACACCGGAAGAGATCAAGGAAATGGAGTATGATGCCCGTCTTAAGTTTATCGCGGAGAAGGGAAAGGCTGTCAGTGAGATCGTTGCCCTGTCTATTTGCACGGGATTTCTCACCGGATGGCTGTTTGTAAAGCCCGTTGCCTGGTATCTTAGATGGCGTGTACATCCTGCCATGCTTACAGCAGCGTTGATACAGCTGCTATCGGGCATAGACGTACAGGCTTTTTGCAATACTATTCCATTGGCAGCCAGGGCGGCAAAGCTGCTCGAACCAATCGGAAGCCACTAGGAGAGGATGAGTTAAAGGGTCGTAATGAAGGTCCCCATAGCATTCTCGGTATCATCGCTCAGTCTATGGAGCGGTTCGGATGTTCGAAGCATTACATTCTCTGGAAGATCAGCTATGCGGAGCTGCTGGTAATGAACATGGATGTCAGCCGGTATATCTCAAAGGAGGAGCTTATCGAAAGGGAAAAGAACCGTCGTCCGGAGACTTTTACTACAGAATATTTTCAAACAAGATTAGGAGGATAAATGGAACCCGTCAGACTGGAAATACTGCTTGATGACAAGACGCTCAAAGGGATGCGCTCGGTGGAGGGTAACCTGGGGAGTATGGGTAAATATACGGAAGCGGTCATTGCTAATCTGGAGTCTCAGCTGAAGGATCTGCAGAAGCGGTTCAAGCAAGCTATGTCCACAGGTGTGAATACCGATGCGCAGATGGCGGAGATCCAGGCTCTTGCCGGTGTTATCGAGCAGCTGAAAACGGAGCTCAAAGACCTGCAGAAGATAGGTAAGGGCAGACTTCTCAAACTTGATATCTCTCCGTATATCACTGCGGAGGTTCAGGCGCTATCTACCGCTGAGCAGAAGGTGAAGGCTATCATCGCTGCCATGCAGCGGGATCTGGACGTTCTCCGGCAGAAATCACTGGAGGCTACCGCTACCGGTTTTATCGATGAACAAGATCAGACGAGGATCAAAACACTGGAAGTCGGCATCCGCTCCCTGACGGCTGAGCTGGATAAGTATACTGCATCCAAGAACAGGTCGAACGGGACTCCTATAATGCAGGACGATCCTGCTCCCAAGCTCAACAATGTGAAGATGAGCATGCAGCAGATTGCCCGTGAGCTGCCTGCCCTCGCTATGGGGCCGCAGATGTTCTTCCTGGCTATCTCCAACAACATCCCCATGTTTACCGATGCATTGGCATCGGCACGAAAGGAATACGAAGCTCTGACTGCCGCAGGAAAGAAAGCCACTCCTGTATGGAAACAGACGCTTTCCTCCCTGTTCTCCTGGCAGACGGCAATGGCTACGGCAATCACTCTTTCTGTCGTATACGGAAAGGAGATCGGGAATTTCTTTTCTCAGATAGTGAAAGGGAAAAATACGCTGACAGATCTTGCCGATGCACAGGTGAAGGTGAATGAAAGCATGGATGCCGCCGATCTTTCAAAAAAAATTATAACCATCCGTTCTTTGCAGGACAGATGGAATGAGCTGGGAGACAACCTTAAGGAAAAGAAAGAGTTTATCAAGGATAATGCTGATGAGTTCAAGAAGCTGGATGTTGCCGTTAATAATGTAAACGATGCTGAGAACCTGTTGGTGGATAACACGGCAGCCTTTATTGAAGCCATGACCTTGAGAGCGGAAGCTGCTGCCGCGTTCAAACTGGCGTCCGAGGAAGCCGAAAAAGCATTAAAGGCACAGATCGAAATAGATAAGAGGAAAGAGAAAGGTCCAAACTTGAAGGACAAAGCGATCTCTTTCCTGTTATTTGATCCCCAATGGGTACCCGGATCATTATCTCAGAAAAAGGACCAGTCCAGAGCGGAAACCGTATGGGAGGCAGGCATCAAGAATCAGGAGGTGATCAAGAAAACGGCGGAAGAGGATGCTGAAACCTATACGTCTATATATAACAAGAAACTTATCGAAGCTGCGAAAAAGCTTAAAGCTGCCGGTATTGATGAATACGAGAAGCCGGATACCGGCAAATCCGCCCGCGACTACCAGGACGAACTTGCCGACGCACGTATAAAGGCACAGCAGAAGCTGGAAGCCGCCCGCATCGCTGTGATGAAGGACGGAATCGAAAAGAGACAAAAACTAGCCAAACAGGAACTGGAAGAAACTCTGGCCGGGATCAACAAGCAGGAACGTGACACGCTCAAGAAGATGGAGGAAGCCGAGAAGAAGCGTGGTGTCAAGTCTACTCCTGAAGAGAAAAAGGCGGTAAAAACGAATGCTCAGCAGCAGCGTCTTGTTGCCTATCAGCAATACGCAAAGGATCTTTACGCAATTGACAAGGAGTTTCAGGATAAGGATCTCAAATCCTGGATTGAATATAACAAGGAATACGGCACCTATCAGCAGAAGCGTACTGCGATCATGAAGGAGTATGCCCTGAAGTCCTCCCAGGAGGGACTCAGTGAGGATGATAAGAAGCTGCTGGCCAAGCAGCGTGACGAAGCATTGTCCGCTCTTGATTTTACAGAGCTCAAGAACGTCATCAATTGGGATGTTGTCTTCGGTAATTTGGAACGTGTGACTAAGCAGGAACTCCAGAAAGTAAAGAAACAAATCGTCTCTTTTCGTAACAGCCCGGAGTTCAAAAAGAACGCTACTCCCGAACAGATCAAGGTTATCGAGGAAGCCCTTGGTAAAATCGACGAGGAGGTCATCAACAAAGGCGGATTGTTCGGCAACCTGACCGAGTCCATACGCGACTACTCCGAAGCGGTCGGTGAACTGACCGAGGCGCAGAAGGCTTATGACGAAGCGGTAAAGAAATATGGGATAGACAGCGCAGAAGCTGAGACTGCCCGCACAAATAAGAACAAGGCGGAAGCCAAGGTCCGCAATACGGAGGGAAACCTGGAGACCTCAAAGGATAAGGCTGTTAAAAATCTGACAGCCGTCGCTGATGCAATGAACCAGCTTGGAGATGCGGATCTCAGCCTGACATCCTTTGGTAGTGCAGTCGGGTCTCTGGTTGATGTATTATCTCAGTCCGGAGAAGCTGTCGGTTCAATCATATCTGGCGTCTTGGCTATTTTTGATCAGATTGGACAAAAAGGTCTGGTTGGTTTCTTCGGTGATATTGTAAAATCACTGGGGCATACGGCTGAGAGAACATGGGGCGGCCTTGCCAATGTGCTGACCCTGGGTAAGTTTAATATTGGCGGTGCTGACTACTCCGACTATAACGAGATGGTCGACAAGTACAACAAGTTGAACGAAATCTGGGATGAGCTGATCGATAAAAAGAAAGAATATATTGAAATGTCGTACGGATCGGAAGCGGCAAAGGTTGGTCAGGAGACCCTTGATCTTGCCCAGAAAAGCCTTGAAACCTACAAGCGGCTGGGTAAGGAACGGCTAAACTCGGGAGCTTCTACCGGCTCACACTCTATCGGTGTACGCATCCGCAACAGTATGAGCCAGTACGAATGGGATCAGTGGGATGAATTTGCCCGCTCCATCGGTATGGACCCGAATGATATCGGTTACCGGATGAATGAAATCTTCAGCCTGACCGCCGACCAGCTCGAACGGCTGAAAGAAATGGCTCCCGACTTCTGGGCAAAACTCACTGCGGATGAGTCTGTAGCGGAATACCTGGATAAGATCATCGAAGGCGGGGAACGTATCGAGGAGATCCAGCAGCAGATACAGGAGCAGCTGACACAGGTATCCTTTGACAGCATGCGTGATGCCTTTTATGATACGCTCCTTGACATGGAGAGTGACTCCCAGGATTTCGCGGATGATTTTAGTGCATACCTGCAGAAGGCGATCCTGATGACCAACCTGACGGATGCCTACGACAAGCGTCTGCAGGATTGGTACGATAAGTTCGCAGACTACAACAAGGAAGGTGGGATAAATACCGACGAGTATAAGGAACTGCAAGAAGAATGGAACAAGATTGTCGAGGATGCGCTTGGCGAGCGTGATGCTCTGAAAGATATATTTGGATGGACTTCCTCCTCTTCCTCCACGCAGGAAGGAAGGGCCGGAACCATTACCTCGATGACGGAGGAGACCGCCGGCCGTCTGGAAGGAATCGGTAATGCCATGCTCGATCATGTGATCAATATCGACAACCTGATCTCCTCTACTCTTGAGATGATGGCAACAGCGATCAGCCGGATAGCGGAGAACTCGGAGTATCTCAAGCATCTTGAAACGATAGACGAAGGCATCATGGACCTGCGTCGTGGTGTAAAAATGAAAGGATAGGATTATGAAAGTAGAAGAAGGACTCTTTTATATCAACGATATCGATATGGCCACATACGGCTGTTTTCTCTGGGAGGAACATGCGGGCGATCATACCAACTATGACTCCCTGATGAAACCGCCCAAGATGAAGGAGTATACCTCCGTCAACTATCGGGAACTTGATGGGGAGGAATTGCCCAATCTGTTGCTTACCCGCTATGAGGCACGGGACATTACCCTGAAAATAGCTATCGCAGCGGAGACGAGGGCTGGATGGTTTGAGTACTACAATGCCGTGATCGCCCTGCTTAAATCCGGATGGCTAAAAATAAATGTGCCTGAGATTGGCAGGGTCATGAAGGCTTATATGAAGGAATACTCTAAATACAGCCACCTTACCAGTCTGGCTAGTACCGGTCAGCAGATCGCCGGATTTACGGTAACGCTGCGCGAACCGAAACCTTTTTCGAATGAAGATTAAAAACGATTTAAATTGCCTGTAAATGGAACTTGTCATCTACGATAGAGAAGGAAGCTTTAAAAAGAAGGTAAGCCCGGATTCTTCATCCCGATGGTCAGAAGAGGTGGCTTCCGAATTCGTGGTGAGTGTCAACTTTACCACCTGGGAGTTCTTTGTCCTGTCAGTGGGTGATTACATCGAAGTAGGCGGTAAACGGTTCTCTGTTAAAAAGGAGTACCGCCCGAAAAAGACCAACACACAGAAATATACCTATAACATCAGCTTCTATGGTCGCGAGCATGACATGCAGGATCTGCTCTTCTGCCGTCTCAACCAGGGAAGCGACGATCTGGAATCTGTATTTGCCTATGACGGTACACCGATGGAGTACCTCCAGAAGCTGGTGGACAACATGAACCGGAATACCGACGGTGTGACGTGGAGAGTCGGTGAAGCCATTAGTGCCAACCGGCAGACGATCAACTTTAACGGCCTGTACTGCTGGGATGCCGCCGCTGAAATCGCTCAGGCATTTGAAACGGAATGGTGGCTGGACGGAGAGTATCTGAACCTGAGCAAATGTGAGCGGGGTGAACGTGTCACGCTCGGCTACATGAAGGGTCTCAAGACTGGTCTTACACAAAGCGAGAACTCGGAATCCATCAAATGGTTCACCCGTCTGATACCGGTTGGAAGCACAAAAAATATTGATCCGTCGAAGTACGGATTTACACATCTTCAGCTGCCTTCCCGTGCTACGTACATAGATCTTAATACTCAGTTGGGACTGAAGGAACACAGAGAAGAAAGTGCCTTCAGTGATATCTTTCCACACCGGCTGGGTACCGTATCCTCTGTCCGTTCTGAAGAAAAGACAAACGAGGAGACAGGAGATTACACTGTATACTATGTCAAGGATAACGATCTGCCCTTCAATCCGGACGATTATATGATCGGTGGAAAGGTGATACTCATCACTTTTGAAAGCGGTGATCTTGAGGGCAGGGAGTTCGAATGCAACTGGCATAACGATACAAAAGAGTTTGAGATCATCAATACCTATCCGGATGAAGATACCCAGATACCGGGAGGAAATCTCATTCCGAAGGCGGGCGATACCTATATACTGACCAATATCCGCATGCCGGATGAGTATTATCCGATAGCCGAGCAGCAGTTTGAGCAGGCTGTGAGAAATTATCTGGAAGAATACAGCCGTGACATCTCGATCTATTCCTCTGATACGGATTATATCTATGTAGATAAAAACAAAGTACCTCTGCTGCTGGGACAAAGAGTAAGACTGGAGGATGAGCAGTATTTTACGGAAGGATACCTTGATACCCGCATCACGCGTGTAGAAAGGAAGATCACGAATCTCTCCGAGGCATCGGTTAGCTGCTCGGCAGCTGTCAGCAGCTCTTGGAGATCATCCGTAAACTCTTCGCTGGATAACCTGCAGTATGTGCTGGAAAAACAGATGATGCAGGATAACCTGCGTGTCCTCAAGACGGGTGATCCGGAAAAGCCTTCCGACTACAACGTGTTTTCAGCCCTGCGTGCCCTGGCGGAGATATCCACCCGTGCTCTTAGCAAAAAGAATGATGATACAGCCTCCGGCCTGATCACCTTTATAAAAGGCATCATATCCGAGGCGGTATCCATCTTCCGGAAAGGAATACGGTTCGGTCATTTCGTCACCGGTATGATCGGTGGTTCGGGCGGTGCGGTTACCGTTGACGAGAAGACGGGCAAAACAGTACTTGAAGTGGACAAGGCCATCTTCCGGGAAGAAATGGTTACTCCCAAGATTACCTTCAACTGCATTGACGTCATTTCCGGAGACAAGGCGAACACCTTTGCCTTCGGAACGGTACGAAGTGTGGATACAGCTAACCGGATCATTGAACTCGATCTGCTGGAAGACCAGCTGGGTACCTCGAAGATAAATGATATCTGTCGTGGCGTCTTCCATAGTCTTTCCGGCGGGAATAATACCTCTGACAGTGTAGATGCGAACGGATTTTTGAACTATGCCGGTTTTGCCACCAGCTATTTCACACCATCCGAGATACTTGTGAACGAGTCGGGATCGATGAGATTCCGATATATCCTACAGCCGGGAACCACCATCCATCCGATGGCGGGAATGAACTTCTACGCCTACGGCAACTTCACCGACCCGGACCGTCAGGCAATGACTTACGAGACCCGTTACTATACCCGTCGTCTGAAAAATGTCGATACCTGGGTGATCGATCCTACAAGGAATATCTCGATGCAGGACGGATTGCTGGAAGGCCTGACAATCGGCGGTTTTGTGATGCACGGATATGGTACCTTTCAGGAGAATACCTACCTGACGGGGCCCAACATCCAGTTCACTCCCTCCCAGATAGAGGAACTGCAGGGCAAGTCGGCATACAGCGTTTCCCTGTCTTCCTACGAGCGTGTAGTCAAGCTGGATAACCAGGGTAACCTGACTTCATTATACGAGGAACTGAACGTCGTGTCAGGCGATCTGAACGTCATCTCCGGTGACGAGAATGTAGTCACATCTATCTATAATCTTTCCACCCGCATACAGGCGTTTAAAGGCGAGACGGAACTCCTTTTTTCCGATTCGGTGGACAAGGACAGGTATGTTGTCGTCATATCCGCTACAGGCTGCAAGGCTTATATATCCGCCGGTATTCTCACGATTACGGAAGTGACCAATTACGAAGAGTGCTACGTTGACCTGAAGATCAACTGCGAGGGAAATGCCGTCTTTGACAAGCGGTTCTCGGTCGTGGTTGTCCGTAATGGCGTTGACGGTGAAGGAAGTATTACGGCCGATCTGGACGATGAAATGCAGTCGGTCGCTTGTGACGCATCCGGAGCGGTAACCTCCGGTCTGCCTCTTGCCGCCTCTTTTTCAATGCACTACGGCACTACTCTTCTTCCCCTTGATTCCCTTACGTTCATAGGTGTACCGGGTGTCACCGCTTCCGCAAACAAGGATACCGGCAAGGTAACCGTCACTGCCATTGCCGCTTCCGTGGCCGATACGATCCGTATTCAGCTAACCGGGAAAGCAACTTATAACGGCATTCAGTACGAACGTTCAGGCATTCTGTCAATCAACAAGATAAGACCGGGAGCGAATGGCGAGAATGCGCTTATCTATGCCCTTCAGCCGTCAGTGAACGTTATCAAGAAGGACAGTGCGGGTAACAGCGACGTGGCTAATATCTCCTGCCGTGTTCTTAAGACTGACGGGGCTTCCACAGTCGTCTCTTCCCTGCCGTTCGGTTATTCGCTGGATTATATAATAGATTCGGGAGCGGTTAGAAGCTATTCCCCTGACACCAATATATCCGTTGCAGGGATAACGAGAAAGATCCAGTTCAGACTGTATCGCGAGGTTGGGTCTGTCGTAATGGTAGATCAGGAAACCATCTACGTTGTCAGGGATGGTGAGGATGGAACCGACGGAAGCGACGGTCACAGTCCCTACATATCCGAAAGCGGTACATGGATGGTGTGGGACGACGATCAGGGAAAGTACGTAGATTCCGGCGATTCTGCAAAGGGGGATGACGGGCATTCTCCAAAGATTGAGAATGGAACGTGGTGGGTATGGGACGCTGATCAGGGAAAGTATATAGATACCGGCATCAAGGCAAAGGGTGAGGATGGATTAAACGGAAAGAACGGAAAATACACCGAGCTCCGGTATAAATACAGCAACGGAAAGCCCGATAAGCCTTCCGGTATTTCTCCCGAAGGATGGTCCCTCGATCCTGATGTGAAAGAGCCGGATCTCACCCATTCGGGTGACTTTTATCTCTCTGACCTGTACTATACTACCGGTACGTCAACGGTATGGAACAAAACTTATTTGCAAAGGATCTCTTTTGTCGCTGCCGAAAAGGGACAGTCATTTAAACTGCAGGTAAACTGTTACACTTCAAGATCTCTCAGGTATGCGGTAGTCATGAAGCTGGATACGCCTTATACCAGCTCGTATAACAGCGAAGACACGCTGTGGATCGGAGGAGGATATCAATATACGTCTATCGAAGTGATAGCTCCGTCTGCGGGAAGTCATTATATAGAGCTGGCTTATGCGGCCGCAAGCTCCTCCTATGCGGAAGGGCAGATGAATTACCGTATCATTCCGCAGAAGGTATGCTATCTCAGCAGCGCGGTCATTGACCCGAATACGGATTCCCTTCCCGTATGGAGTGATCCTGTGGTATTTCCTACAGACTTTCCCGGTGAAGAACAGATATACCTGCTTTCTGCATCGGAAATGACGGTGGAAATGCCTCGTTCGGACTCTTTTGCGGACGATTATATAGGAGACGCTTATGGCTATAATGCTTCTCAAATGTATACGAAAGGCGACGTGGTCAAATATAACGGTGCCTATAAAGTCCTGATAGCGGCATCCGCCTCCGGCATATCACCGGACAATACCCAGTACTGGCAAGATACGAAATGGTGGACGGATAATCCTTCCGGAGTGTCGGAAGCGTACCCTTATGAATATACCTGCGTGCGTAGATTCAATGTCAGTAACGGAGTCTGGGGATCTTACACTAATTACCGTTTATTCATGAATCTCGCAAAAGACGGTCAGTCGGCGTATCAGTTAGTCGCGTCTGTATCCCAGATCGGCCGTACATCGACAGGAAGTTATGAGCCGGAAACTTTTACGGTATCTCACAAGGATGCTGAGGGGAATGCGGTGGATGCTTATATCGGAGTATACGGAAGTCAGGACGGTGGTGCCTGGACGAAGATCGGAAGTATAACAAAGGTGTCAACTGTGTCGGTAAATGTTGCCCAATATCCCTATAAGTACTTCGTGATACGTACCTACGAAGCCTCTTCCTCCTCGTTTGATAATTACCTGCTGAGCACTTCCGTAAGCGTCCTGTCAGATGGAGAGAAGGGGGATACCGGAGCAACGGGTGCCATGCCCGTTTATTGCGGATTCTTCTCAGCCGGTACGGAATACACCTATACGAATACTACCCGTGACATTGTCAATTATGAGATAGACGGAGGCGTATTCACATTTCAGGTCAAACGTCACGGATCTGCTATCACCGTACCTCCTACATCTTCTACCGGTGACGCGAACTGGGAACCGGCCAGCAAGTTCAAGTTCGTTGCGATGGATACCGCACTGATTGACGGAGCCAACATAGCGGGATTCATGTACAAGGATCTGACCATGATTTCACGTAAGGGGAGACTGGATGGGGTGGACATTGATATCAAGGATGTTCCGGAAAACAGATTTTCAGACTTTGTGCCTAACATAATGATGAACGGGAATACAGGCGATGCTGAGTTCAACAAGGTAAAGGTGCGCGGCTCTATCAGTGAGCCGTTCGAGTCGTACTCCTCACTTGATGAGTTAAGAAATGGGATATCCTTCAGCTGGATTATCAAAAGCAAGGCAGCCTTGGAGGATATTTCTTTTGCCCTGACCAGTGATCAATATAACGGACGGACCGTCAGGATATACAATGACGCTTCCGACGCGGCAGATGGCATCGATTTTCTCATGGGAATGATGGGTGGATCAGGCTATTCAACGATTCATCTTCCCAAAGGAGTTCTTCTGAGCGCCGTAGGCATCCCGGTGGTGATACAGGGTATAGACGCGGTAACCGGACTTCCGACTACGTATAATCTGACAAGATGGTATCTGACATGTCCGTATACTTATGATTCATCGAATCATAAGTACACAATATCTAATTATAGGCAATATTAAAAACACTTTTTGATCATAATAAAAAGCCGTAGCGGTCTGTGAAGATAGCGAGGGCGCAAACTTAAAAAACAGGATTATGGAGAATAAAGACATAAAAGACTTTCAGAGTGTATCAACCGTATCGGAACTTGATAACATTCTGCTTGTGCAAAGCTCAGGGATAGGCGGTAAGATGACGGTTGCCTTGTTTAAGACGGCTGTCAGGAATGATGTGACTCCGTCCATTAAAGACAATGTCTGGTGGATAGGTACGGTAAACACCGGAGTTGTAGCTGCCGGAAAGACACCTGAGTTCCGCAAGGGTGACCTGGGCATTGAATGGAAGTATACGACTGAAACAGCATGGAAGCTGCTGGTCAACTACGAATCCATCTCCCTGACCTTTGACGATCTTACCGAAGCACAGAAAGACTCGCTGAAGCTCCATTTCAGTGACCTGACTGAAGCGGATATAGCGGAGTTACAGCAGCCTGCACAGGACATGATCGCAGAACTGGAAAATACAAATACAAGCATAACGGCGGCTGAAGCCCTGCGTGTAGAAGCGGAAAAGAAACGCCAGACGGATACGGCCGCTGCGGTCAAGTCGGCTACAGACGCTGCAAGCAAAGCCAATACAGCTGCTGAAAACGTAAAGGACGGCAAGACGCCTTCCTTTGCTATCGGTACGGTCAGTCAGGGATCTTCCGCCTCTGCTACCGTTACAGCCGACGGCACCGATACTTCCGGAAATCCGAAATACAAGATCAATCTGACCCTCCCTAAAGGGGATGCGGGAGACAACGGTAAAACACCTGTATTCGTAATCGGAACGGTCAGTCAGGGCACTTCCGCCTCTGCTACCGTCACTGCTGACGGTACCGATGCCTCCGGCAATCCGAAATACAAAATCAACCTGGTCCTTCCCAAAGGTGACAAGGGAGATGCCGGCAAGACACCTGTCCTTGGGATCGGAACGGTCACGAAGGGGGAATCCGCCTCCGCTACCGTCACAGCTGACGGCACCGATACTTCCGGCAATCCGAAATACAAAATCAACCTGGTCCTTCCCCAAGGTGACAAGGGAGATACCGGAAAAACTCCTGTGCTGGAAATAGGTAGTACTACCACCGGCAATCCGGGCACGCAGGCATCCGCTACGCTGACGGCCAATGGAACGACGACATCGGGCAATCCGAAATACCTGCTCTCACTGACCATCCCGCGTGGCGACAAAGGGCTTCCGGGCGAAGGATCAGGCAATGTATCCGCATCCGGCAGCGGACTGGTATCGGGGAAGAAGTATCTTTTCGTTCCTGCCGGTAATAACAGTACGGAAGGCTCCTTCGTGGAATACACAGCACCCACCATTCCCGAACAGGTACAGCCGGACTGGAATGCTGCCAGCGGGAAAGGTGCCATCCTGAATAAACCGACGATCCCGACAAAGGTAAGCCAGCTGACGAACGACAGCAACTATGCAAGCAAGACGTATGTGGACGAGGAAATCGACAAGATTCCAACGCCGGACGTCTCGGCGCAAATCGGGGCTCATAATACCTCGGAAACGGCCCATCCGTACATCCGTTCTCTGATTGCAGATTACCTTTCGACGGCTAAAGGGTATGCCGATGAGAAGATAGCCGCCCTTATCGGAACGGCACCGGAGATACTTGATACGCTCGGAGAGCTTGCTGACGCGATTGTGAACAACCAGGAAGCAGTGACGGCTATCGACAATGCAATCTCTCAGAAGCTGGGAAAGACGGAAGCTCAAAATCTGTATGTCGCCCTGCAAGGCTATGTAGCTTACTCGCAGGCAGAAAAGAATAAGCTGGCGGGAATTCAGGCTAACGCGAATAACTTTCCGGATGCTCCCTCGGACAATAAGCAATACGGCAGGAAGAACGGAGCATGGTCCGAAGTGGATGCAGGTACGGGAAATGTGAAATTTTACGATCTGCAATGGATCGCGAATGCTGCCGAATCGGGAAGTTGTACACAGACTCAGTATGACAGCCTTATAGAGGCGATAAATAATAATTGTTATTTTGGCGTTCCTGTGAATATGTACGTACAATCAAACGGGGATGTGATTGTTAGTATGTTCGCAGGGAATGGCGAAACGTCCATGATGGTCATTCAAGAGTATGTCGTATCATCTTCTTTGACAGTATCAACAAGTGGTGGGGCCATATATTCTTCATACAGGCAAATAGACAATGTCGTAGGCGATTCAAATGGAAATGCTTTATTGGCTTTAAGGATGAATATGTTACATGTTGTAACGAACTGCACTCGGCTAAGTGTGTATATCGGTCTGGCTGAAGGTAATGAGGGAATCTTTCAATTTACATGTGGCAGTACTCCCGTTACACTCGTAATGCCCTCTACGGTCAAATGGATCAATGAACCGACCATAGAGGCGAATAAGACCTATCAGGTGTCAGTACTTAATAATATAGCGGTGATAGGAGGTGTACAATGAGCGGGATTAGAAGAGGGCTGATGGCGGCACAGCAGGGTGGCGGTATTCATAATCTTGTTTTTGACGGGACTAATTACTTTGATACGGGAATCAACCTGAATGAGTATGATTTTTCTACGGTGCTTCTCTCATTAACCAGTCATTCGAATAATGACAATGCTCTCGGTCAATGGAGAGCCATCTTTTCGTTTGGACCTGACAGGGATGAGGGCTTTGGTATTTATCAACCGTATAGTGCGTATAACAGCAACCTGGGAAACGGAATTTATATTTATTCGGGAAGTAGACAGTTTGAAGTCGTTTCTGATATTTATAATACCAGATGCTCATTGGCTATTCGGCTTTTTACAGATGCCAGCGGAGTTAGATTTTCCGGATACAGATGTATGAAAGGGGGTGCGATCTATTCTTCCAGCTTTTACGGTGCAAGTGTTCCATATCTCGACAGCACGTTGATCCTGGGAGCATGTCGGACAAAAACGACAGGTACTCCCATAGGATTATACTGGAAAGGAGTAATCCATAATATGGATTTTTTTGATAAAGAAATGAGTAATGCAGAAATAGACGAATGGTTTAAATCGATAGAGTAATGAAACAGTATTTTAAGATCGAAAATGGACAGAAAGTATTCGCCGGCAGGCGGATCGTCATTGGTGACATGCAGGTGATCAATCCTACGCATGAGCAGTATCTGGAAGCAGGATATGAAGAATACGTGTCCCCTGACCCGACACCGGAGGAACTACTTGAAAGGGCGATATCCTCCAAGATAGCTCGGATCAATAGCTATGACACATCCGATGCGGTCAATTCCTTCATGATGGAAGGGAACTTGATGTGGCTTGATAAATCCACACGCGTAGGGCTAATGAACTCGATTGGAATTGAAAAGGAAGCGGGAAGGGAGGTGACAAACCTTTGGTTCTCCGGAATGCAGTTTACGATACCTGTTTCATTAGCTATTGGTATGCTTAATTCGCTAGAACTGTACGCTCTTGACTGCTACAATGTAACGCAACAGCATATCGCTGCGGTCAAGGTATTGCATACTGTTGAAGAAGTCGAAGCATACGACTACACAGTTGGTTATCCTGAGAAATTAGTGTTTAGCTTATAATAAATGTGTCTCGGTGATGCTGGCATAAAAAACCGCCCTGCTCATCACGAGTAAGACGGAGTAACCGTTTTTAACACGATGTAGGAGCGCTCTCCTCTTTTCTTATCTACTATTTAGTTGCAAAGATAGAAGAAAAAAAAGAAAATATTATAAAAAAGGGCATTTAATGATATGAATCAAAGAAATATTTTTTTCAGTTACTCTTCTCATAGAGGCGTTTTAATAAAAAGAAAACCGTCCTGCTCATCACGAGTAAGACGGTAACAAACACAAACAAACAAGCAATGAAGGCTCTCAAGCCTTCTCACTATTGATATAAAAATGAATTGCAAAGATCGTATTAATGCACAGAAAGGAACACTTTCCTATGCTAAACAGTTGCAAATATAATCATAATTTAAAGGCAACTGAATAAGTTGCCTCTATTTTTTTTGTAGCAAAATGCACATTTTGTTTTGTGTTAACAATGCTAAATTCCGAACAAAATGTTTTGTAAAAACGGAACATTTTGTTTTGCCGTTTATAAAAAGGACTTACCCCGACAGAAGAAGAAGCTCACTTCGGCTTATGGTGTATCATGAGCTCGCCTCTGCTGATCGGATGTAATCTGGAAAGTTTGCCGGAATCTTCTCTTGAACTGCTGACAAACAAAGAATTAATCGCTCTGAACCAAGACCCGTTGGGCTTGCAGGCATACGTAGCACAACATGAGAACGAAGGCTATGTACTGGTAAAAGACATCGAACAAAAACGTGGTAATGTACGTGCCGTTGCTCTTTACAATCCATCGGATACTGTTTGCAGCTTCTCCGTACCTTTCTCGGCACTGGAGTTTGGCGGGAACGTAAAAGTACGTGACTTGGCAAAACGCAGTGATTTAGGAAATTTCTCTGATGTCTTTGAGCAAACGCTTCCTGCACACAGCGCTATGTTCCTCCGCATGGAAGGCGAAACACGTCTGGAACCGACATTATATGAAGCAGAATGGGCATACCTGCCAATGTTCAATGATCTCGGCAAAAATCCGAAAGGCATCATATATGCCGCCGATCAGGAAGCTTCCGGAAAAATGAAAGTAGGTTTCTTGGGCGGACAACCGGAGAATTACGCAGAATGGCCGGAAGTATACAGCGCAGACGGCGGACGTTACCAAATGACGGTTCATTATTCATTCGGCAAAGGAAGACAACTGGAGATAGATGTCAACGGCATCGTAACCAAAATCGATTCACTGGGAGAAGATGACAAGCACAATCAAGTCACAATCCCCGTTGATCTGAAAGCCGGTTACAATCATATCCGTATGGGCAACAGCTACAACTGGGCACCGGACATCGACTGCTTTACGCTTACCAAAGGAATGTAACAGACTGAAAAACAGCTAAACGTGACAATAAAAAAGGAGGAGCTAAGATCACTCTCCACTCCTCCTGTCACGACAAACAACTAAAATTATTCACTATTTGATGCCATCCAATGCCCTTTTAGCAGTAGCATTAGTGGAGTCTATAGCCAGAATTTTGCTCCAATACTCCTTCGATTTTTCTTTATTCGCCATTGCTTCCGCTTTCAGTGCCGGATTTTCAATAGCCAACAAGTAGTAATATCCAAGATAACTGTAGCACTCAATCAAAGCTGAATTATAATGAGGATCACTCTTGCTTTCCAGCAGGGTGGCTACCTCCTCATAGAAAGGCTTCGCCAGTCCAAGAGTCGTTTCAGGGTCAAGTGCGGAATTGGCACGTGCCCTCCAAAAATTACCCAGGTAGCTGTCCGGTGCTGCTTCTGCGATGGAATGGAAAACAGAATCAGCAGCCATCAAAGCCTGCTTGCGCTCTTCAGCATTGATTGTCAGCGAATCAGTCTGCGTACCTGCACCATAATAAAGTCTGCCAAACTGGAATTGTAAATCCGGAGTCTGGTGTTCCTTATCAAGGGATGTATAATATTTCTGGTAAGCACTGATTGCTTTTTTATAATCATTCTTCTGTTCATAAGCAGAAGAGATATTTTTGTATAAGTCCGTCTTTGTCGGATCTAATTGTATGGCTTTCTCATATTGTCCTACAGCTTCATCATATTTCTTCAGAGCTTCGAGCAAATGCCCGTAATACATATAGTCAAGATATGAATAATCAGCCTTGTCCGATTCGGTAAAAAAAGCATCCGCCGCTTTTATTGCTTCATCAAAGCGCTTCAGGTCTGTATAATTATACATTGCCAGACGATTGAACGCCGCGTGACGCGCATTCTTTTTCAATCCCATATTCGCCACTTCAAGTGACTTCTCGAAGTCATGGTTCAGGAAGAGGGCAAATGCATATTTCACTAAATCCTCTTCTGTCGCTGTCGGTCCCATCGCAAAACGCGAATAAGCTTCGGCGGCTTTACTAAAATCATTCTTCAAATAATAGATTTCGGCAAGTTTCTTATCTACGGCTGTGTTGGACGGTTCCTGGGCTTTCAGTTGTTCCAGTTTTTCAATGGCCAGAGCAGCATTGGCTGATTTATAAATATCCGCATATCTCAGATATGCTTCTGTGCAACTCGGATCGAAATAGATAGCTTCTTCATATTTCTGAGATGCCAGACCGGCGTTTTTCTGCTCAAAGGCGATGTCTCCCTCCAGTACGGAGGCAAGAGCCGATTTGCCATTCACTTTTTTGGCAAGAGCAGCATACTCCTGTGCTTCCGGAAGTTTTCCGGCTTTCAGATATACCTCGCCGATAGCCACCAGAAGTTCCACATTCTTTTTATTCTTTCCTTTTATCAACTGTTCAGCTTCCTCATTGGCCTGAGCCGGATTCGTCTGAATGGTTTCTTTCAATTTTGCAACTCCTGCCTGCCATTCGGCATCAGATGATTGCGCATAGAGCGACCCAACTGCTATAAACGCTCCAGCTAAAAACATTTGTACTCTTTTCATGATAGTCTCTAATTTTAGTTATTATTCGTCTTTCACATGGACAATACGCACTGGCTGAGTAGCCGGAACAAGTCCAGATTTTAATATAATCCGCTGCCCTTTGTCGGATGTCATAAAAGAAGCGAATCCCCAAGGCAGCGCACTGCGAGGATCATTCAGTAATGCGTAAATGGGTCGTGCCAATGGATAGTTACCGTAATACAGGTAAGCCTGATAAGGCTTATAACTGTTAGCAGGAGTAGCTACATCCTCCGCACTCACTGCCATTACTCTGATTTCCTCGGTGAAAGAAAGGTTGGTGGTGTCGCTGCGGTTGCCCAGCCAGTTCACACCAATGACTCCCATTGCTCCGGGGTTCTCTGCTACATACTTTATCACCTGCTGATTGGTCTTCAAGGCACTGACATTGTCAGTAGCCAGTGGTTTTCCACCACAGATAGAATCCATTGTATAGCGTACGGTGCTGGAGTTTTTATTATCGAACACCACCTGAATACTCTTCAGGCGGGAGTTCGGATTTATATCCTTCCAGTCTTTCGCCTCACCAGTGAGGATGCGGCTGAAATCCCGTACGGTCAACAAAGAATCCGGATTGTCCCGGTTGACGATTAATGCCAGACCATCTGTAGCCAGCTTAAT